TATTTTAACAGTAGGAAAACCTGCAAGTAATGCTTTATGTATAGGTGTTTGTGGAAAACATAATTCTAAATATGTTTATGAGTTAAATAGATTGTGTGTAAATGATGGTTTAAAAAAAAATGTATTAAGCTATTTTGTTTCACAATCACTTAAAATGCTAAATAATATAATTTTAGTTAGTTATGCAGATACATCACAAAATCACAATGGTTATATTTATCAAGCTACTAATTGGATATATACAGGACTATCTGCTAAGAGAACAGAAAGATACGACATAAACAATCCTAACAGGCATAGTAAATCTGTTACAGAAAGTAAGAATGTCAAATATCAAGAGTTAGCAGTAAGAGAACGCCCTCAAAAGCATAGGTATATATTTTTTATTGGAAGTAAGAAACAAAAAAAACAATGGCTAAAAGAATTAAATTACACGATACATAAATATCCTAAAGGACAAAACACAAACTACGATACGAGTTATAAAACAACAACACAAACAGAATTATTTTAAATGATATACAACCAAGACTGTATGGAAGCTATGAAAGAGATGTCAGACAATCAGTTTGACTTAGCTATTGTTGACCCTCCTTATGGTATCAATAGGTTACATAGTGGGGGTATGCCTAAATCAAGTCGTTTCAAAAAATGGAAAAGAAAAGAATGGGATAAAAAAATACCAAGCAAAGAATATTTTGATGAGTTATTTAGAGTATCTAAAAATCAGATTATTTGGGGTGGAAATTATTTTGTAGAACATTTGTACAATAGTCAAGGTTGGGTGTTTTGGTTTAAACAAACAGGAATGACTTTTGCAGATGGCGAACTTGCTTGGACATCTTTTAATAAAGCAACAAGGTGTTATAACAAAAGTGGTATGGGTGGTGCAGGTAGAATACACCCTACACAAAAACCTGTAAAACTTTACGAATGGTTGCTAATGAATTACGCAAAAGATGTAGATACAATACTTGATACACATTTAGGAAGTGGCTCAATAGCTATAGCTTGTCATAAATTAGGCTTTGACCTAACAGGATACGAAATAGACAAAGAATATTTTGAAGCAGCAAAGAAACGAATAGAACAACATAAACAACAAGGCAGACTATGGTAAACAAAAAATACACTACTATACAAAGAATAAAAAGATTAGAGAATATAGTAAGTCAAATCTATATGAGTGTTGAGGTAATTAAAAAGCAGCTTGACAAAAAAGAAGAAAACTAACGTTATATAATTGATTAATCAATCTTTTTCAATTATGGATAAACGTAAACTTAATGGTGGTAAGAGAGAGGGTGCAGGTAGAAAACCTAAGACAGAAGAAATAAAACTTATAGAGAAACTTACACCATTAGAGCCATTAGCATTTGAAGCTCTTAAAAAGGGTTTAGAGAAAGGCGACTTCAAATATGTACAACTATACTACAATTATGTAGCAGGTAAACCAAAAGAAACAAAGGACATACACATTAATGAAGATGTACCTTTATTTATTGATTAATGAAAAAATACAGATTCTTTTTTCACTATTATAAAAGATACAAAATGATGTCTATACATTATAGAGACAAATGCTATGTAGCAAAAGATATTATTTGTAATGTTCCTGTTGAAACACATTGGAAAAAACAACAACCTAATATAGTTATGAGAGGTTTTGCTAAAGATGTTGAATTCAAAGATGATGTTTGTTATATAAATTAAAAAATGCAACTAACCAAAACCTCAGCACTAAACAAACTAAGAGAACTAGACAAAAGAATTAGGATAATAAGAGGAGGCTCATCAGCAGGTAAGACAATAGCCATTATAGCAATCCTAATAGACTATGCAATTCGCAACAAGGGAAAAGAAATAAGCATAGTAGCAGAATCAATACCACACTTGCGTAGAGGTGCTTTAAAAGACTTTTTAAACATACTTAAAGGACTGAATAGATATGATGATAGAAAGTTCAATAAGAGTACCTTAAAATACGAATTTAGTAATAGTAGTTATATAGAGTTCTTTAGTACAGACCAACCAGACAAACTAAGAGGTGCAAGAAGAACAGACTTATTTATAAACGAGTGTAACAATGTTAGCTTTGATTCTTACCAACAACTAGCAGTTAGAACATCAGGCAATATATGGCTTGACTACAATCCTGCTAATTTATTCTGGGTAGACAAAGAACTAATAGGACAGCAAGATGCGAACTTCATAACCTTAACTTACAAAGACAACGATAGTCTACCTGAATCTATAGTCAAAGAAATAGAGAAAGCAAGAGAGAAAGCTAAGACCTCAACCTATTGGGCTAATTGGTGGAAAGTATATGGTCTTGGTCAGATAGGTAGTTTAGAGGGTGTATGTATTCCTGATTGGAAACCTATAGACAATATACCAAGTGAAGCAAGATTACTTTGCTCTGGTTTAGACTTTGGATATTCAGTAGACCCATCTACGATTATAAGACTATATAAATGGAATCATGCTTATATATTTGATGAGGTATTATATAGAAAGGGAATGTTAAATAGAGACCTCAGCTACTTCATCAAACAGAACGACATACGAGAACACATATACGCTGATAGTGCAGAGCCTAAGTCTATTCAAGAGTTAAGAAACTACGGACACAAAGTATTCCCTGTATCAAAGGGTAGAGACTCTATAGTTTATGGTATCAACCTAATTAACCAAAACGAAATCTACATAACAAGCCATTCTAAGAATTTAATTAGGGAGCTGCAAGGTTATGTATGGGATAAAGACAAAGAGGGTAACAATCTACAAAAACCTACAGGTACACACCCAGATTGTATTGATGCTGCAAGATATGCATTAATGATGCAGCTTAAAAACCCAAATAGAGGTAATTATGCAATACAATAAGTGTTAAAATTATGTTAAAGAAATGTTAAAGTTTATACTATTCTTCTCTGTTGGATAAAAAAAAGTAAAAAAAAGTTCTTAACATTTGGTAATAACTAAAATAAAGTTGTATATTTGAAGTATGAAAGTAACAAAATTACAACAAGGAGTTTACAAAGTAACAGATTCACAAGGTGTATGGATTGCAAGAGGTGGAGTTGGTACTGATAACGGAAAGTGGACAGCTAACGAATGTGATAAATTAGAAGATTGCACAAACGAAAACAATTGGGGTGTTGAGTTTAAAACTTTCAAACAATTAAAACAATTTGCACAAAACAATTAAAACAATTAATATGAAAGAATTTACTTACAAAACGACAACAGAAGAAAAAAGAGTAGTAATGGGTAAGCACCAAGACCGTAACTACTTTGTAGATATCTACCCTGAGTTTGGAGTACACACTTCAAACTATTATGATACTGAAGAAGAAGCATTAAAAAGATTTAACTCAATTAAAAAAAGAGTAAGAGTAATAAGTGAATAAATTAACAATAAAAACAAAACACAAAGACCTCTACGAAAGTAGGGGTTTTTTTATGTTTTAAAACTTTTATTTTTTACGTTATATATATATGAAAGTAGAGGTTTATATCCCAGACACTTTAAGTGAGATTACTTTAGGTCAATATCAAAAGTATCTAAAGATACAAGAGGAGAACGAGGATGAGAACTTTTTAGCCATGAAGATGATAGAAATATTTTGTGGACTAAGAGGCGATACAATAATGGCTATGAAAGCAAACAGTATTAAAGACATCACAACAATACTATCAGAAATGTTTAACGAGAAACCTCAGCTTGTTAAAGAGTTTAAAATGAATGGTAAGACTTATGGCTTTATTCCTAAGTTAGAGGACATGAGCTTTGGAGAGTACATAGATTTAGATACTTACATAGGAGATATGGAAAACATACATAGAGCTATGGGAGTACTTTACAGACCTATAAAACAAAGACATAAGGATAAATACATAATAGAAGATTATCAAGGCGAAGAAAGCGATATAATGAAGTCAATGCCAATGGATGCTGTATTAAGTTCTATACTTTTTTTTTATCATTTAGGGATGGACTTGTCTCAAGCTATGATGAGTTATTTGGGGGAGGAGGAGATGACCTTAGTTCAGCAGCAACTTTTGGAAGAAAGTGGGGATGGTATCAATCACTTTTC